CTGTCAGCCGTTTTTTAAGCGGCATTGATATTGAGCAAACCCCCAGTTTATGGGAAGGCTTGCAAGTGCTTGAGTTCAACACGCTGGCAATTTTGAGTAAAGACAATTGAGCATAAATACTGACACGCTACAGATAAAGATAGTCCAGAAGGGCGGCAAGGTTGTTGGTGCCGAGCTTGAATCCGTTGCGGGTGATCTTTCCCAGATTGATAAAAAATCCAGAAAATCCGCTGATGGCATTAATGTTTTGTCTGGCGGGTTTTCTTCATTCGGCAGAGTGCTTGGTGGGCTTGCCTTGGGTGCTTCAGTTGGTGCATTGCTTAGCAAACTGACCAGCGTCAACAGTGAGGCGCAGATAACAGCAGCTCGATTCGCTCAGCTTGAGGGCTCGTCGGTGCTGGCAGAACGCAGCATTTTACGACTCGCACAAGCCACTGCTGATATGCCGATTAAATTTTCTGAGATTACAGATTCAGCGGTTAAGTTAAAAAACCTCGGTCTGGATGCCAGCTCGGAATCACTGCATGCGCTTGGCAATATTGCCACTGGTTCTGGCAAAAGTCTGGATCAGTTGATTGAGGCCGTGGCCGATGCAAGTTCACTGGAATTTGAACGGTTAAAAGAATTTGGGATTAAAACCAGCCAATCCGCTAATCAGGTTAAATTTACCTTTCGTGGCGTGACAACCAGCGTTGAAAAAGATGCCGCTTCGATCACAAGTTATCTTAAAGGTCTTGGTGAGGTGCAATACGCCGGGGCGATGGAGCAGCAATCTGGCACCATTAAAACCGGATTTACTGAGCTGAGCAATGCGGTTTATCTGGCAACCATGAAGCTTGGGGAAAGCAGCGGATTTAATGCTGCACTGGCCTCTGCAACCTCTGGGCTGGCGGATTTAATTAAAACGGCCACAGGTGCGCCACGGGCGTTGAAAGATATTCGAGCAGAATTGGATGCGCTGGAAAACAGGAAGGTTGGCCGGCGCGGACGCGGCGCTAAAAACCAACAGATAAGCGGATTGCAGGACGAGCTTGACGATGCCCTGCTGCTGGCTGGCGGCACTGAAGCAATTGAGGTGATTAATCGTCGATTGGCCGCCGCGACTGTTGAGCGTCTTAAAATACTGGATGCGTTAAGTGACGCGGGAGAATCTGCCACTAGCAACAGAAAAGGCAGCGGGCGAAATAAATCCCGAGCCAGCCCGTTATTAACAAAACTCGAAGCTGAAAATAAATCCATCGAAGCGTTGAATAATTCCCGCGCGTTGATGTTGGCTGAGCTGGATAGAGATGTTGTCAATCAAATTGCTTTTGATGCGGGTGATCCAGCGGATGATAAAGGTTATGAAGCAGCGTTAAAAGCGGCAGATAAGCGTCTGGCGGACATGGAAAAAGAGATCGCCTTATTTGGTGAAACCACCGTTGCAGCAAAGCTGAGATATGAGCTTGAAATTGGTGCGCTCAGCGTGCTTGATGAATCAAGCAAGAAGCGTTTAATGGCTGTTGCTAATGAACGCGATGCGCAAGTTGCAGCGAGTGAGTTGTTTAAACAGCAAAAGTCTGAAGCCATGAAAGCGGCAGAGGATGAAGCCCAGGCACTGGCGCAAATAACGGCAGGATTAAGTGATTATAACGCCCAGCTTAAAGAGGCCAGCGCCACGGCTGGTGAGGCTTTAACTTTGCAAATGCGATCACCAGAAGAGATATTTGCAGACCTTAAAAAAGAATACACCGAACTGCTCGAAGGCGGGGATATTAGCCCGGAAACATTCAATCGGGCAATGGATCAGGCGCGTGAATCTCTGGCGGAATTAAAGGCGCAGGGCACTGATGTTTTTAGCCAACTGACAAATGCAATGGACAGTTGGGGGCAGCGATTTACCGACACGCTGGTTGATGCAACCATGACCGGCAAAGCCAACTTTTCTGATTTTGCAAAATCTGTGATTGCGGATTTGCTGCGGATTTTTTATCAGGAGCAGATTGTTAATGCTTTGGTTGCGGGCGGAAAGTCATATCTCAATGGCGGTGGTGCGACTGCAACGACAGCATCAGCGGGTGGCACAAATCAGGCAGCAATGCCTTTAGCAGCGGTGCAATCTAATAACGCCCGTGGCTTTGGCGGTGCACAAAATCAGATGCCAATGAGCATTGATATACAGGTCAGCAATAGTGGCGAAGGCAAGCAGGTACAGTCTGCCACGCCCAAATTTGATGGCAAGAATCTGGTGCTGGATGTGATGCTCGCCGATTTAAAAACCGGCGGGCCTTATGTGAGTAGTTTGAAGTCTTCTACCAATTTGCGGCAGGTTAGCTGATGGCATCTGAAACCTTCCCCAGCGATGGCACCCGCATCTGGCAAAAATCGGTGACGGCCAGATCAATCGCCAATATTTTACGCACAGAGATGGAAAACGGCGTACCGAAGCAATCCATCCGGGGTAGCCGCAGGCACCGGCTTGAGTTTGATGTTGCTTATCGCTTTAGTGCTGCAGACTGGCCCGATTTTAAAGACTGGTGGCGAGACGATATTAACAACGGTAGTGACTGGTTTAACTGGGATGATGCTGAGGATGGCTTGACTAAAGACGCGCGTATTGTGGGCGGCAATTATACATACCGACCAGTCAATCCAATGCAAACTGCGTGGATTGCCGAATTTACCGTTGAGGTGATGTCATGAGCCTGACTGATGATGCGCTTCGTAAAATTAATGCGGTCTCGGGTGAATACCCGGTTTTGTTACTGCAAATTGACCATTCAGGATTAAGTACCCCCGCCCGCTTTGCCCAGAACTCAGAAAACGTGATTAGCAATGGCGACACTTATTTAGGCGTACCGTTTGAAATAAAACCACCGGATGACTTGAACAGCGGCGCATCTCGCGGGCGCTTGAGCGTTACCAATGTGGGCGAAACGCTGATGGAGTGGATTGAAACCAGCGGTGGTGGCGTGGGGGCAACGGTGACGCTTTCTCGGGTCATGTTTGATGACCCGAATACCATCCAGTGGCAGGTTGATGGGCTGATTTTTTCCGATATCAAGGCCACCAGCAGTGAGGTATCCGGCACTTTGAGCTGGGAAGATTTGCTAAGTGTGCCCGCTGTTGCACGGCGTTATGACCCAGCAACACAACCGGGGGTTTTTTGATGCACGACTTATCTAAAGGATTAGAGATTGTCCGCTTTGCCTATACCGACATGGGCACATTCGGCAAGCTCAATATTGGTGAAGTGGATTTAATTACAGTTGAGCGACCCTGGCTTAATAATATGAGCCATATTTCCTGCATTCCCGAAGGCGTTTATGAATGCAAGCCACGGCATTATTTCCGGGGGGATTATCCGGCGTTTGAAATTACAAATGTACCGCACCGCACGCATATACTCGGCCACATTGGCACAACAATGCTAGATGTGGCTGGTTGTGTTGCGGTGACATCCCGCCTGGGTTGGTACAACGGTATGTTGGCAGGGTTGGATAGTGCGGTCGCTTTTAACAAACTGATGCAACTGATTAATGACCGAAACTTTGTTTTAACAATTAAACAATTTCAGGCCAAGGTGATACCCCAAAGGAGATTTCATTGATAGATCCATTCTGGTGGCGAGACTACCGCTATCTTGAATATCACACGCTTGATTGCGCCGAGCTGGCTGAAAAAGTACAGCGTGAGGTATTTGGCCGGAAGATTTGCCTGCCGGATACTGGCGACAATGTGCGGGCGAATAGCCGCAAAATAAAAGCTGAGGTAGGCAACTATGCACTGCCGACAAAAGCACCAGAGGATGGTGATGCGGTGCTGATTAAAAGCGGTTCACTCTGGCACATTGGCACCTTTTTTAATTATGAAGGCGTTGATTTTGTTTTGCACACAACCAAAAAAAGTATTTGGTCTGTCACCCATGCGGTCCGGGATTTACCCCTGATTAATATGCAGATTGAGGGCTATTACCGCTGGATTGAAGCGAAGGACAAGAAAAAGCGTAATTAATAACCAATTATTAGATATTGCAATTGTATGGCCCTGGAAGGCGTTTTAAGCCGTTTATGTGAAAAGAGATATTAGCATTAGCGTGCAAGTGAGTAATCGTCACTGGTGGGCTAACACAAAGCCTTTTTTTGTGGCAATTAAAAATTAACACGGATGTGATCGATAAAAATGAGTTTTGTTCCAACACCAGCAACTTTATCGCATAAATTGCAATCGATACCCCGTCAGCGTGCATTAATCCCGCGCGGGCAGTGTGGGGTGTCGATTGTGTATTCGCCGCATCCGTTGCTGGTTGAAAAAGACAGAACCATTATTGATTTGCCCGTGTGTGGTGTGCCGCTGTTTGATGTATTTAAACCCAGCGGCGATTTATGCCAGCTATTGCATAACCATATTATTACCGTGAACGCTGAGCGCATTAGCTGCCTGAGTGATTTTCGGCGGGTGGTTTATGCCGGGGATATTATCGGCCTGCGCAGTAGAATGCATGGGGGTGATGGCTCGGATGCGCGGCGGGTGATGCTGACCATTGTGGTTTTAATTGCTTCGTATTACAC